CTACGGCCCTGCGCGACGCCGAGAAAGGGACATTGGCCGAGCCGTCCATTCCGCGCGACGTGCACGACGGCTGGCTGGTCGAACGCGCCTGGCAGACGATCTCCGACCCGATCGCAAAGCGCCTGCTCCAGTACTACTACGTCCACCAGCTCCCTCCCGAGATCGTCTGCCGCATCCTCGTGCGCAAGTACGGCGCATCGCATCACACGCTCAAGCACTGGAAGGTGCGGCTGGCGAAGGCGCATTCGATCGCGGCGCACGTGATTGATGGCGAGGTGGCGCGCGCGGAGATGGCGGCTGCTGTGCAGCGGATGACGCAAGCGGTGGCCGTGTAACTTTCTTGGGTCTGAATCGCGCAATGAGAGGCGCCTAGCGTCAGGCCAGAATGGCGCCCACCAGTTGGAGCGCCGCGCCAACTCCAACGAATGCTAGTGCATAAGGCAAGTGCTTTTGCCGCCTGTGCATGCTAATGCGTTGCTCCTTCGTAGAATTGCCAATCATGCTGACAGAGCCATCAGCGTTGTATTGGACGGTGGGCGCACAAGTTGCCGCATAGATGGCGGCAACTGTAGTTGCGAGCAGGCCTGCAATGTTGAACGATGTAGAAACCAAAGACATTTTTCCTCCCAAACCTCTTGTAAACTCTGTTCAAATATTCTATCCTGCGCGTAGATTACTGAAGCCCTTGCGGCGTTTCCGGCTCTGACCGCGACAGCATCCATTCGGAGGGATGCTTGTCCTCAGACGAAGCGCAGCACCCAAGCCCGCCACTGAGCGGGCTTTTTGCTTTCCGGGCTCAGATTGCTCGTTCTCTAATGACCGAGGCCGGCGCGGCCAATAACCGCCCCGTGTGGCGTATGTGACCGCCCAACGTATCCCGATTACCTCTCAAGCCCGCACAGAGCGGGCTTTTGTGTTTCCGCCATCGATATGCTTCCTTCCACCGCGCTGCCTGAGAAGTCGTATCGCGACCCCATGCTGGTGTTGCAGAACAAGCAAGAGCGTGAGGCGTCGGAAGCGAGGCGCGAGCAGGCCCGCAAGCTCGCGCGCATGTCGCTGGCGCGCATCCGGGCCGAATTGCTGTTCACCAAGGACGCCGACTGATGTTCGCCCCGACCATGATGTACCTCTGGTGGGGCGTCTGGCTGGCCGCCTGGTGGCCGAACAACGATGGGTGACGCCATGACGCCGGAACAATTGACCATCCGAATCACCATCCCGTGGTGGATGAAGTTGCACATTCGCGCCGTCGGCTGCTTCGCTGCCATCACTGGCATGGAAATCGACATGGAAAAACTGGAAGCCAAGGTCTGGCGCTCGTTGCGCGCCGAGGTGATCCGCGAACGGCTGCCGAAGGCGTAGCCGCTTCACCCAAACCGCAGGCTGCCCATCCGGGCTAAGCGCGCCAACAGGGAATTGCCCCGACAGGCGAACGGGCTGGCGGTTTGGGTGAGGGATGCCCGTCCATTCAGTGTGTGAGACATGTTCCGCATTCTTTCCATCTGCAAGGGCGGCGGCTACCGGTATTGCCGCACCGATCCTCCGCATCCACGTCGCAATTCGAATGGCCTGTATCCGTTGCATCGGGTACTCGCAGAAAACAAGCTTGGCAGGCTGTTGGAGCCAGGCGAGGTTGTTCACCATAGGGACGAGGTGAAAACCAATGACTCCCCGGACAATCTAGAGGTCAAATCTGCGCGAGAGCATTCACGCGACCACGGGTACATAGACAACCTCAGATTCACGTGCCCGTGCGGGAATGTGTTTGAACTCAAGCCGCATCGCGCTCGGCAGCGCTTGCAACAAAGCATGACCGGAACCCTCTGTTGTTCCCGGCACTGCGGTCGAAAGTACGCGGCAAAGCCCAGCAAGTAGGGCTGCCGCAACCAGTTCCTTCGTGTGTCTCCTCCTGGCAGGCAACTGCCCTTGGCGCCCGCTTGGCTTCGGCCGGCGGGCGCGTTGTTTTTGGGGGCGCCACAACCAACAACCTGAGTAAGCCATGGCGCAGTCTGAAAAGCCCGCGCCGGACTGGGAGCGCATCGAAGCCGACTACCGGGCCGGCCTGCTGTCGGTGCGGGAAATAGCGTCCTCTCAAGGCATTTCGCACACTGCCATCCAGAAGCGCGCGAAGACGGAAGGGTGGGAGCGCGACCTAGCCGCCAAGATCAAGGCCAAGGCCGAGGCGCTGGTTGCCAAACGCGAAGTTGCCAAATCGGTTGCCATGGAAACTGCGGCAACCGAGCGGGTGATCGTCGAGGCAAATGCCGAGGTGATTGCGGGTGTCCGCATGTCGCACCGGCAGGACATCGCACGCGCGCGCAAGTTGGCCATGACACTCCTGGAGGAACTGGAGGTCGAAACCGGCAACGTCGATTTGTTCGAGGAGTTGGGGGAAATCCTCCGCTCGGAAGACGACAAGGGCCAGGACAAGCGCAACGACGTCTACCGCAAGGTGATCTCCAGTGCTGGCCGGATCGACGGCATGAAAAAGCTGGCCGAGACGCTGAAAGTGCTGATCAGCCTTGAGCGTGAGGCCTACGGGCTCGCTGAAACCGAACGGCCGCCATCCGACAACTCGCAGTTGCTGAAGGAGATTGCGGCACACCTCCCTGACTGATGGCCCTGAGTCTGCAAACGAAGCGGGAACTTGATCGCTGGTACAAGCTGATCGAGCATCCGGTGCAGACAGAGCTGCTGCACGCGGTCGAAAATGGCGTCCGTTTCCCTGTGGTGCCTGCTGGGCGCCGGTCGGGAAAGACGGAGCGCGCGAAACGATTTGTCGCCAAGATGGCGATGCGGCACAGCAATGAGATGTACTTCATCGCTGCGCCTACCCGCGACCAGGTCAAAAAGATCTACTGGGCGGACATGAAGCGCCTGTGTCTGACGAGCCTGTGCAAGAAGCCGCCGTCGGAAACCGAGTTGATCATCTTCATGGACAACGGCACGCAGGTGCAGTTGATTGGTCTGGATCGGCCAGAGCGTATTGAGGGTGTTTTCTGGTCCGGCGGCGTGATCGACGAAATCGCCGACATCAAGGCGGAGGCGTGGGAGGCGAACATCCGCCCTGCGCTGGACACATTCAATCCGACGCGCCCGGGGTACAAGGCGTGGTGCTGGCTAATCGGCGTGCCCGATGGCCTGAACCACTACTACGAAATGGCGCAGTACGCGGAGACTGCTAACGATCCCGACTGGAAGGTGTTCCACTGGAAGAGTTCGGAGATTCTGCCTGCCGAGACGATCGCCGCTGCCCAGCGGCAGATGTCGAAAAAGCAGTTCCTGCAGGAATACGAAGCCAGTTTCGAGACTGCCGCGGGGCGCATCTACGAGGACTACAGCCCGGCGAACTACACCACCGAGACGATCCAGCCTCACGAGCAGCTGCTTTGGTATCACGACTTCAACTTCACGCCGCTGAGCAGTGGCGTTGGTGTGCGGCGGGGCGATGCTCTTTTCTTACTGGAAGAAATCGTACTCACGTCGGCGGTATCTAGGCAGTCGGCGCAAGAATTCGTGGATCGCTTCAAGGACCACAAGAACCGCCATGTGATCATTTACGGTGATCCTGCGGGGCGTGCGGGCGAGAAACACGGCCATGCCTCGGATTACACCGAGATGGAAAAGGTGCTGCGCGAGAACGGGTGGCAGTTCACCAGGCGAGTGAAAAAGGCCGCGCCGGCGATCAAAGATCGTCAGAACGCCGTGCGCGCCAAGATCAAGAACGCGGCCGGCGAGATTTCGTTGTTCGTCAACACGAAACAGGCGCCGTACACGCACAAGGGCCTCGCCACCGTCCAACTCAAGAAAGGTTCGACCTTTCTGGAGGATGAGACGGAATACCAGCACATCACGACCGCCGTCGGCTACATGGTCGATTACGAGTTCCCGATCGTGAAACGCGAAACGCAGGTCGAAAGCCTGCACGCATAACCAAAAACCCACGCATGAGCGACGTCCGCACACCATCTAAGGCCGTGTCCGCCATGGCCGAAGACTGGCCGCTGATCGATGCCCTCATGGGCGGCACCACGGCCATGCGCAAGGCTGGCAAGAAGTATCTGCCGCAGTGGCCAAACGAGCAGGACGATGCCTACAAGAACCGCGTGGCCACCGCAACGTTGTTCCCGGCGTTCTCGCGCACGGTCGAGGTTTTGACGGGAAAGCCGTTCGCCAAGCCGATCACCTACAGCGATGACGTGCCTCCACGTATCAAGGGATGGTCGGAGGACATCGATCTCCAAGGCCGCAACCTGCACAGCTTCGCTGACAGCCTCTGTATGGAGGCGCTGGCGCGCGGAATTGGCGGCATCCTGGTCGACTTCCCAAGGACGACCGACAAGGCCGGCCGCAAGCTGTATAAGACGCTCGCTGACGAGAAAAAAGCAGGCGTGCGCCCGTACTTCGTCCAGATCCTGGCAGGGAACATCCTCGGCTGGCGCTCGCGGCGCATCAATGGCATTGAGACGCTGACGCAGCTTCGCTTGCTGGAAACCGTCATCGAGGAAGACGGCGAGTTCGGCGATGTCGAGATCGAGCAGGTCCGCGTGCTCTATCCGGGCCGGTGGGAGGTTTGGCGCAAGTCCGAAAAATCGGTCGATGCGCTTAAACCTGACTGGCTTCTGCACGACAAGGGTACGGTCAGCCTGAAACGCATCCCGTTCGTGCCGTTCTACGGCAAGCGCACTGGCTTCATGACAGGCGTGCCGCCGCTCGCCGAGCTGGCGCATATGAACGTCGAGCACTGGCAGTCGAAGAGCGACCAGCAGACGATTCTGCATGTCGCACGCGTGCCGATCCTGTTCGCCAAGATGCTCGGTGACAAGACGAAAATCACCGTCGGCGGGTCCTCGGCGATTCGGTGCGAAGACGAAAACGGTGACCTGAAGTACGTCGAGCACAGCGGCGCTGCCATCGAGGCCGGCCGCAAGGCGCTGCTTGACCTGGAAGATCGCATGCGCCAAATCGGCGCCGAGCTGCTGGTCATCAAGCCAGGCAATACCACCGTCACGCAGACGCGCGCGGATAACGAGCCCGGCACCTGCGCTCTGCAGCGGATCGTCCAGGGGCTAGAAGACAGCCTGGATGGCGCTTTGCAGCTTGCCGCCGAGTGGGTTGGCGAGCAGGAAGGTGGTCACATCCAGATCTTCCAGGACTTCGGCGTCGCATCGCTGGCCGAGGCATCGCTCGAACTGCTGCGGGACATGAACGTCGACGGCACGCTGTCGGATGAGACGCTGTTCCGCGAAACCCAGCGCCGCGGCGTTGTAAGCCCGGAATTGGACTGGGTCGGCGAGCAGGAGCGCATCAAGAAGAACCGACCCAAGCCTGGGACGGCACAGATCAACGACTGAGCGGCCCAGCGCCGCACCGATTAACCGAGGCCGCAGCTAACCCCTGCGGCCTTTTTCGTGTCCAGACGGCGGATGCCAGAGGGCGAAACGCGGCGGATGCCGCACAGGAACACAGGGCGGATGCCCGGAGTAAGCCACCATGCCATTCAAGTACGACGCTGAAGGTCACATCGTTCTCCAGGAAGTCAACGGTCAGAAGCTGCCCGTGTTTGTTCATCCCGACGGCAAAGAAGCGCCGTTCGACGGTGACGGCACGGTCGCCACGATCGGCCGGCTGAACGGCGAGGCCAAGACGCACCGTGAAGCAAAGGAAGCTGCAGAAGCTGCGCTG